CCACAAGCACCTCGCCAAGCTGACCCAGCAACCAAAGCAGAACGTGCGAGAGAGAAGAAGCAACTGGCAACCCAGCAGGGCAGAAAGTCAACAATTCTAACAGGCCCTCGTGGTGATTTAAGTGAGGCTGATGTCAGTAAAAAAACCTTATTAGGAAATTAGATTATGTATCTTTTTAAAAGTTCAAATTCTGCTCGTGAGGCAGTCAAGAGGGCTGTTGACGATATTAATCGAAAGGAGGTTGCCTACAAGCTTGAACCAAATCCAAACAAAACCAAAAAGGCTCCAAGAATTGCAACCAGGGGAGTTGTTAAGCCTGGGTATTAAAACTAATTATTAGGAATGTAATATGAAAGAGACACAGCGCAGTAAGTTTGTTCGTAGATGGGCAGACATTAAAAATGAGCGCTCTACCTACTTCGGACACTGGGAAGAGTTAAGTGAATATATCCTGCCAAGGCGTGGACGATTCTTAGCATCCAAACGTAATGATGGCTCTAAGAAGAACGGCAAGATTGTCGATTCAACTGCCACTATGGCAATCCGCACCTTATCAGCAGGCATGATGAGTGGTATCACTTCACCGGCAAGGCCTTGGTTTAGATTAGCTACACCTGATCCTACGCTGATGGAGGTGGCAGAAGTTAAGCAGTGGTTGTTCCAATCTGAGAAGCGTATGCGTGAAATCTTTTCTAGGTCAAACCTATACAATTCATTACAAACTGTTTATGAAGAGATGGGTGTGTTTGGTACCGCAGCTATGCTTGTGCAGGAAGACCATGACGATGTTATTCGTTGCTATCCTTTTACGGCAGGTGAGTATGGCCTGGCTAATTCAGATCGTTTAAATGTAGATACATTTTATCGTGAGTTTCAACTAACAGTGTCGCAGACCGTGCAGTGGTTCTCTAAAGAGAATTGTTCAGATGAAGTTAATGGCATGCATAAGAATGGACAGCTAGACAAGTGGGTTGACATTATTCATGTGATTGAGCCTAACCACGCTAGAGAGACTAATAAGCGTGATTCAAAGAATATGCTTTATCGATCGGTTTACTTTGAAAAAGGTGGACGTGGAGATAAGCTGTTGGGTGATTCAGGGTATGAAGAGTTTCCAGTAATGGCTCCAAGATGGCACGTTACAGGAGTTGACATCTATGGACGCTCTCCAGCTATGGACGTGCTTGGCGATGTTAAAATGCTCCAGATTGAGCAAAAGAGAAAGGCTCAAGGTATCGATAAGATGATTAATCCGCCTATGCAGGCACCATCATCCCTTAGAGGGCAGGCAGCCTCTGTGTTGCCAGGTGGTGTCACTTATGTTGATAGTATGCAAGGCACCCAGGGAGGATTTCGTCCTACCTATGAAGTTAACCCTAGACTTGCAGAGCTGCAACAGGATATAGCTGAAACTCAAAACAGAATTCAACATGGATTCTATTCAGATTTATTCCAAATGCTAACCCTGTCCAATAGAAGACAAATTACAGCGCGTGAGATTGATGAGAGGCATGAAGAGAAGTTATTAATGTTAGGCCCAGTATTAGAGCGCCTACATTCAGAGTTGCTTGATCCTTTGATTGACCGTACCTTTAATATTATGATTCGTAACAACTTGGTGCCACCGGCTCCAGAAGAGTTAAACGGTGTTGATCTTAGGGTTGAATATATCTCAGTTATGGCTCAAGCTCAAAGAGCTATTGGTACTGGAGCTATTGAAAGGCTGGCCGGCTTTGTTGGTAACTTAGCGGCAGCTAAACCTGAAGTATTAGATAAGTTTGATGCTGATCAGTCGGTTGATGAATATGCAGAAATGCTAGGAGTACCACCTAAGATTGTGGTTTCTGATGATGATGTTTTAAGTTTAAGGGAGCAAAGAGCACAAGCCCAGCAACAGCAACAGCAAATGGAGCAAGTTAACCAGGGAGCGCAAGCGGCCAAGGTTTTATCGGAGGCTGACACAGAAGGTAACAATGTTCTGAGTAATATTTTAGGCGGCATGCAATAGTTAGCGCAAGGTAAGTTGTATTTTTTATGAGATATTGTAATTGTGAAAAAAGAATTTAATGCATCTGACGAGCAAGAAGTTAAACGTGCAAAAGCTAACGACAAGAACAAGCGCGGAACTGAGCTAGATGATCTACGACAACTGCTATCTACGAAGTGGGGTCGTAGGCTTATCTGGCGTATCTTGGAAAAGACAGGTCAGCACAGAACCAGTTTTACTGGCAACAGCACCACCTTCTTTAATGAAGGTCAAAGAAACATAGGGCTGTGGTTAGTAGATGAAGTGTTATTGGCAGATACTGAAAAGTATTTGTTGATGATTAAAGAAAACAATAAAGGAGAACAAAATGCCTGATGAAGACACTTTGCTGACACAGACTAACACCAATGCGGAAGAGGTCGTTGAACAGCAGGCAGAAAATTCTACTCCAAGCCAGGATGAAGCACAAATGCAAAATCCTCCTGATGAGGAGCAGAGTAAAGCTGCACAAACTGAAACTGAAGAATCAAATGAGGATGACCAGGAGGCGGGTGCCCCTGATGAATATTCAGATTTTGAAGTACCTGAAAGTTACAGTATAAACGAGGAAACACTGTCGGATTACCAGCAGTGGGCTAAAGAAAACAACCTAACCCAAGAACAGGCCCAGGCGGGCGTGAATATGGTTACCAAAATGCGTGAAAACGAGGTATCACAATGGGTTGAGCAGCAAAAGGCTTGGGTAAGTCAAGCGAAGACTGATACCGAGATTGGTGGCGATGACTTCAATAAGAATGTCTCAACCGCAGTCAAGGCTAGGGACTCGTTCGGTACGGCTGAGTTTAGTACGATGCTTGATGTATCAGGACTGGGTAACCACCCAGAGATGATCAGGTTTCTTAACAGAGTGGGTAAGGCAATCTCTGAGGATAGGGTAGTTGTTAGCGGTGCTAACGCCAGCCAAAAAACTCGTGAGAATGTTCTATATCCATCAATGAAATAATAATAAAAGGAGTAAATAATGGCAACATTATCAACAACAAACCCGACTTTAGCCGATGTGGCTAAACGTCAAGATCCAGACGGTAAGATCGACACTATTGTCGAATTACTATCTGAAACTAACGAGTGCTTATTAGATATGGCCTTCCTTGAAGGAAACCTCCAAACGGGACATAGAACCACTATCCGTTCAGGGCTTCCAAGTTCAACTTGGCGTAAACTGAACTATGGTGTTCAACCTTCAAAAAGTACAACTGTTCAGGTGACTGATACAGCAGGTATGCTTGAGGCGTATGCTGAAGTCGATAAGGCACTAGCTGACCTTAACGGCAACTCAGCTTCTTTCCGTCTGTCTGAGGATCGTGCGTTCCTGGAGTCTATGAACCAGACAATGGCTAGTACATTGTTCTATGGTGATACTGGTACTGACCCAGAGAAGTTTATGGGTCTAGCTCCACGCTACTCATCAACATCTGCTGAGTCTGGTGACAACATTATCGTGGGTGGCGGTTCAGGTTCTGACAACACTTCCATCTGGTTAGTGGTATGGGGTCCTAACACGGCTCATGGTATCTATCCTAAAGGTTCACAAGCTGGTCTGAAACATCAAGACCTTGGTGAAGTGACTTTAGAGGATGCAGCATCAGGTAAATATCAAGGTTACCGTACTCACTATAAGTGGGATATTGGTTTAACTTTGAGAGACTGGCGTTATGTGGTTCGTATCCCTAATATCGATGTATCAAACTTAACTAAAGATGCCTCTTCGGGTGCTGACTTAGTTGATCTAATGGTACAGGCAGTAGAGAAAGTTCCAAACCTAGGATTAGGTCGTGCGACATTCTATGGTAACCGTACTGTCTCATCAATTTTGCGTAGGCAAATCACTAATGCTAACAATGTTCGTATCGGTATGGACGAAGTTGCTGGTAAGCGTGTTATGACTTTTGATGGAATTCCATTCAGACGTAATGATGCAATCACAAATGCCGAAGCTGTTGTAAGCTAAGGATTATTTAAGGAGAAAACAATATGATAATTGACTACAATCTTCAATTTTCTGATGCTCAGGCTTTAACGGTTGATGCAGCTTCTACTAATATTATTGATCTGGGCTCAGATCGTGATATTGGTGTAGGCGAGGAAATGAAAGTCGCTTTGAACTTTGACGTTGCTATGGGAGGCACTTCGCCAACCCTATCTGTTCTAGTTCAAACAGATGATAACGCTTCATTTAGTTCTGCTACAACAGTTCTAACATCTCGCTCTATTGCAGCTGCTGCTATTGGCGATACGTTAGTTCTGGGGTTACCAGATACGAATGAGCGTTATGTACGTCTGTACTACGATGTTGGGGGTACAAGCCCAACAATGACTGTAAGTGCGTCAGTTGTTAAGGATGCTCAACAGTGGCAGTCTTACCCTAACGCTTAAAAAGTAACACAGTTCGTCTCTCCCCACGGTAGCAATATCGTGGGGTTTTATAGGAATTAATATGGCAAGTGAAGTAGACATTTGTAATTTGGCTCTCTCTCATGTAGGTGCGAGTGCCACAATATCATCATTAACTGAGCAGTCAGAAGAAGCATTTCACTGTAATCTTTTGTATGCTGATATAAGAGACTCAGTATTAAT